ACAATTTAACTTGAATATTCAAGGTGCTTTCCAACTTTCCTAGCGCAGAAATGAGCCGAAACGCCCGGATCAGTTGGAACGCGAAGCATGGTTAACTAACAGTGAACGTCCAGCAGCGGCGGTCGCGGACTAGACTGCGCTCCGGCGCGGGACCGGCGCATGATCTGTTCACCGGCAAAGCGCTCTAAAAAGGGGGCGATCGGCAGGACTAAATGAGCCTTCCGAACACGCTCGCCAAGGCTTGTGCTGCCGATGCCACGGAAAAGATGAAAGCGGCGAGTTCGTCGTCGTCGAAGTAGATGCGCCCGTACTCTACTGTTTGACTCGATACAAACCCCATGATTGCTGCGAGACCGGCCGGCGTCGTCGGGACCGTTCGCGCCAGCGTAAGGCGGGCGGCGGCGAAGGCGGCGACTGCCTTCTTCGCGGCAGTATCGGCTTCCACGCACCGTCAAGCGGGTTACGGAAACCGCCGCCGCCAAACAGCTCGGGCCGCGGGGGGCAGGACCTTTTGGTCGCCATCCTTAGTAAGCGGATCGCAGCCCTGCCAGACGACTGATCGGTGCCACTGATCGCTGTGCAGAAGCCCGGTTATCGGCTCGACCGCTCCGCGGAGCGCCTTGCCGGCTACCCCTTGTAATACATTGTCTTTTATTGTATACAATTCGTCATGTATTGTATACGATCCAGAGGTTCGACCATGAACGACGAACAGGTAACCACGAACGCGTCGGTCATCTCGTTTCGCTGTCCGACCGAGCTGCGTGTTCGGATCGAGCGCCAAGCCGCGACTGAATATCTGCCTCGGCCCTGATTCGGAGGGCTGTTGCGTTCGACTTGGAGGCACGGGAGGCTGCCGACGGCATAGGCCGCTCTAACAACAGTTATGAGCGGCCACAAAAAGGATTAAACAAAAAATGGCCAGTTTGCTCGTCAATGCCGTAGCTGTGAGTCCTTCGGCTGTGCTCGAAATGACCGATGTCATCGTGCAAGCCGTTATCGCGGCGACTGGGCCATAGTTGCATAACGAATGGCTAAAGTAGCCAAAGATAGCCAATGTCAAAAGGTGGATCAAAACCGGGGGAAAGGCGCGGCGGCCGCCAAAGGGGCGCGCGAAACAAGGCCACACTTGCGGTGCTTGCGATTGAGGCAGAGGTGGCTGCTTCCGGTGAAACGCCGCGCGAATACATGCTGCGTGTCATGCGTGACCCAACGGCAGAGGCTGTGCGGCGCGATGCCATGGCCAAGGCGGCCGCTCCTTACGTTCACCCAACATTTGCATCCATCCGTCATAGCGGGGACAGCGAAAATCCGGTGAAAGTTGAGAGAATTGAGCGTGTCATCATCAGTGCTGCAGATCGAGACCGCAGAGGCATTCCTGCCGCTTCTTGAGCCGGCCCGCTACAAGGGCGCTTATGGCGGGCGCGGTTCTGGCAAGTCGCATTTCTTTGGAGAGCTGCTGGTCGAGGATTGCTTGCGAGAGCCTGGCATGCTCGCGGTCTGCATTCGCGAAGTGCAGATGACCCTGGCGCAATCGTCCAAGCGTCTGATCGAGAGCAAGATTGCAGCGCTCGGCGTAGGCTCGCAGTTCTGCGTCTATGACGACAAGATCAGGACACCGGGCGACGGGCTAATCATCTTCCAAGGCATGAAGGATCACACCGCCGAGTCGATCAAGTCGCTGGAGGGGTTCAAGCGCGCCTGGATCGAGGAGGCGCAAGCGCTGAGTGCGCGAAGCCTGACGCTGTTGCGCCCGACCATTCGGGCTGTGGGCAGCGAGATATGGGCCAGCTGGAACCCGCGGCGGAAGTCGGACGCGATCGATGAGTTCTTTCGCGTTAAGAAGCCGGAGAACGCCATCATCGTCAAAGCGAACTGGCGCGACAATCCGTGGTTTCCCCAGGAGCTTGAGGATGAGCGCCAACTCGATCTGAAACTATACCCGGATCGCTACGAGCATATCTGGGAAGGCGAGTACGCGAAGGCGTTCGAAGGGGCGTATTTCGCGGCCGGGTTGGCGCAAGCGAAAACGCAAGGTCGAATTGGCAATGTCGGGGCCGACCCTCTCCTGCCGCTGCGCGCATTCTTCGACATTGGTGGGGCCGGCGCCAAGGCAGATGCAATGGCGATCTGGATCGTGCAGTTCGTCGGTCGGGAAATCCGCGTGCTTGATTACATCGAAGGCGTCGGCCAGGTGCTCGCCTACTATGCAGCGGAGCTGCGCAAGCGCGGCTACGAGGGCGCGATCTGCTTCCTTCCGCATGACGGTGTGGACCGCAATCCGATCAGCGGCAAGCGCTACGCCGATCATTTGAGCGATGCCGGGTTTGACGTGTCTACGATCAAGAACCAGGGGCCGGGCGCGGCGTCCATGCGGGTTGAAGCTGTGCGCCGCGTGCTGCCGCGCTGCTGGTTCAACGAGAGAACAACTGAGGCCGGCCGCGACGCTCTCGGCTACTATCATGAGCGCAAGGACGAAAGCCGCAACGTGGGCCTCGGCCCCGATCATGATTGGTCGTCACATGCTGCCGATGCGTTTGGTTTGATGGCGATCGTCTATGAGGAGCCGCCGCGTCCGCGTTCTGCGCTGGAGCGGCGCCGCGACAACCAGCCCCCCAGCGGCTCGCATTGGTCCGCTTAGCCGCCCGAACGCCGCCACGTCTGCTTTGCAGTCTTCACAGGTTTCTTGAATGGGATCGGAGGCGTGCGGTGTGCTCCCTATACGGAAAACGGGTCCAAATCGCGCCGCCGGATTTCCAATAAAATCGGGGGTTTCCTGGTCTGCTCCGATACTATACGGTAAACGAGTGTTTTCCGTTGACACCATCCCTATTCCCGTATATAAATGCCGTATACGGATGAGGGGGGCGACGATGATGACGAAGCGAAAGTATTACCGAGCGGCGCTGTACCTGCGGGTTTCGACCGCCGGGCAGACTGTCGAGAACCAGCGCCGGGAGCTTACCGAGGTCGCGGAGCGGCACGGTTGGCAGATCATTCGCGAATATGCTGATGAGGGCATCTCGGGTGCCAAGGGCCGGGACCAGCGACCGAAGTTCGATGCGATGTGCAATGCGATCGTTCGTCGTGAGTTCGACCTGGTGGTGACTTGGTCTGTTGATCGCCTGGGGCGTTCCCTGCAAGACTTGATCGGGTTCCTGGGCGAAGTCCACGGCGCCGGCGTTGATCTCTACATGCACCAACAGGGTATCGACACCACGACACCGGCTGGCAAGGCGATGTTCCAGCTGATGGGGGTTTTAGCGGAGTTCGAACGGGCGATGATCCAGGAACGCGTCCATGCCGGGCTCGCCAGAGCAAAGGCCGAGGGCAAGATGCTGGGCCGCCCGACTGTCGGATCGGAGAAGGAAGACGCCATACGGGCTTGCCTGAAGCAGGGGTTTGGACTCATCAAGACCGCCAACGCCGTCGGCGTCGGCGTGTCGGTGGTGCAGCGGGTTCGTGCGGCGATCGGCCAGCATGCGAGGAACGACCCGCTGTGACTCAAAAACCGACCCGCGGGTGCATCGTGAGCGGTTGCTCATGGCGGGCAACCAGACCGGCAAGACGACATACGGCGCCGCAGAGGCGGCGTTTCATTTGACCGGGGTCCGTAGGGAGGCCGAGAGGTCGGTGAGCAACTCATGACGGACGCGCTTTATGCCCTTGAAAAGTTGGGCCAGGCGGTGAACGCACTCGCGACCGGCGCCGGTCGGGTGCAGGAGCGCCTCGGTAAAGCGGCGATCTGTCTCGTGTCCGCTCGTCCCGATGACATCCCTGACGAGGACCTCCGCAGGGGTTTCGTTGGGGTGAAGGACGATCTGGCTTTCGAGCCGGCCCAGGGCAGCGAAGGAATGATTGCTGCAACGATGCGGGTCACCGGCGATGAGGATGCCAGTAGAATAGCCAGCCGCATCCTCGACTTGTACCTGGAGCTTCGTCACCGCTTGCTCAGATAGAACCGTACCGGCCTTGCGCAGTAGGTGCGCTGCCGCACAATCGGTCGTGACCGCTGTAGCCGCGGCTCGGTTTCTGCAAAGGGCATCGCCAAGGCCAAGGCGGCGGGTATCTACAAGGGCCGCAAGCCGAGCATCGATGTTGCGAGGATTGAGGCGCTCAAGGCCTCAGGGTTGGGGCCGACAGAGATTGCTCGACAGCTGAAAATCGGTAGGGCGT